TACTATTATATCTTCAAATTCTTCTTTATCTCCTTTAGCTAATTTATATGCTGTTGATTCTGCCGGAGTTGCTTCTAAATTATAATTATTTCCAGTATCTTTTTGAAATTCTACCAATTTATTTCTCATAAAGACTAATGTTTCTTCTGTAAATTTAACTCCATTTTTACTACCAATATCTTCTTTTAAAAAGTTCAAGCAAACTTCATTCATTCCTATTAAGCCAATGGTTGAGAAATGATTCTTCCAATATTCTCCGAATCTTTCCTTTACCTTTCTAATATAAAACTTAGTATAGGGATACAGGTCATTTTCAGTGAACTTCTCAACTATTTTTCTTTTAATCTCTAAACTTTCTTTTGCAAGAAACATTAGTCTTTCTAATTTGTCAAAGAACTCTTTTTTATTAGTACTTAAATATGCTATTCGAGGTAAATTAATCGTGACTACTCCGATGCTTCCTGTTAATGGATTAGCTCCAAATAATCCTCCCCCTCTTTTTTCTAATTGTTTTGTGTCTAATCTTAATCTACAATTGTGAGTATATAATCCATCTGACAATTCAAAATATGGAGCATCAGTAGCTACTTCAACACAAAAAGCAACTTTGTTTCTATTAGAAACTTTTTTAATATCTATGATTTCTACAAAACCATTATCATATATTCTTCCTCCATTATCTTTTTCCTTACAAATATGCAAAGTATATAAATTCCTAATATATGTTTTTCCAAAAGCAAATATTTCTTCGTTTTCTGTAGTTCTTAAATTTATTTTTATTCCTAAAATTCTAGCAATGTTTATCATTTGATAAGCTAATTGTTTTGAAGATGTATATACTTCACTTTTACCTCCATCCCCTTCAAACCAACCATCCCAAATACCTCTTAACATATCGTGATTAAAAGAATAGTAATTTTTTAAATGTTTATCTGTTGCTTTGCCTGATATATGTTTATCAATAAACATTTTTATTACATCTGACTGTGGAGCTACAGTCAATGATTTACCCGTATTTTTCATAATTGAGGTGTTGCATCCAAAATATTCACTAGATATTTTACTAATAAAATCAGCTATATTTGTTTCTGTTTCTCCTATACTAAATTGTATAAAAGTTCCCATACTTGAGCCTTCAGCTAAATAATATCCTATAAATTTACCTAAATTATAAGAACCAACTCCCTCATATTCAAAATGAGAATGAGAATATTTTAATTTATCTCCTATAACCAAATCTTTAGTAAAAATATTACCCCTTTGAGTTGGATTAATATGATTGTCTGTCATATTATAACTTAACCCATTCCTCAATATTACTTTTATAAAAGGTTTATCATAATCTATTTTTATTGTTTTTGCTTTTACCCATTCTCCATTTTGTAATACCTCTATCTCTTTATATCTTGAAATAATCTTTTGTAATGGCATAATTTTAAAAGAATCATTTATTTTAAAGTTTATTTCATGTTTGCCATTAAAACAACACATTGACCTAGAATCTTCTGGCTTCATATCTGAATTAACAAAGTTGCTATTATGAGTAAAAATATTATTAAATAATAAAAATAAATTATCGGAACTTTCTATCTCAATATCGATAGTTTCTATTTCAGTATTAATTTTTGAAATAGAAGATATTTCTTGCTCACTGGTTGTTTTCTCTAATTTTTTACAAAATAAATAAAAACAATTAGATTCGTATCTTTTAACTCTAAAATAATTTTCTTTTTTATATTTATAATGTTCTCCATATTTTCCATTAATAGCTTCTATCTTTGAAACAATTTTGTATCCTCTTGAGGGCTTATTAAATTCTTTTAAAATATTAATATTATTTTTTTTTCTTTTAATTCTAAACCCTATTTTTTTAGAAAATAGTTCTATATTTCTATTGCCTGTTATTACAATATGATTATTTTCTAATCTACCCACAATATTTAACATAGATAGTAATTCTGAAACTTGAGAAATTAATTTAAGATTCATTAGTGTAATACTTATTATTGTTTTCCCCGATTTATTTTTTAAACAAGAACCATCTGTATCAAATAAGCCGCGTAAAAAAGCACCTATTTCTTTTTCTGTTCTATTATATAATATTGTTGGGATTTCTTTATTCCAACAATTAGCCCTTTTTACACCAATATATTTTAAAAACCCAACTAAAATTACAGAATTAATACCAATACTTTTACATATTTTTGATTCTCCTGCCTTTGATATTGTTGATGTAACACCAAAGATAGATTTCATTTTAGTTACAAAAAAATCAATTATTTCTCTATCCGCATTAGTTAAGCTTACTCCATTTTTTCTAAAAGAACCATCTCCTATTAATTGTCCTATTAACTCACAAATATCTTCATTTAAATCAAGGGGTATCTTTATATTTTTTAATGTTGTCTGAAATCTATTGCTGACATATTTAAATGGTTTTAATTTTTGTATTTTTGTTTTTATTTTAGGTTTTAATTTACAAAATATAGGCATAGATTTTAAATTTTCTAATTTTATTTTATTATTTTTTTCATCAAATAAATCAAAATATTCTTTTGTAAAATTATTAATTTTAAACCCATTTTCAAATTCAAGATATGTATTATCTACAATAAATTTATCTGATAGTGTAATGTCTTTTATTTTTTTTACTCCATCTTTTGTTGGGAATTGATGATTTTCCGCACTAACAATATTTCCTAATTTTGTATTTACTTTTATACCTTTTTTATGAATAACGGGGAATATATTTTTTATTTTCTTATATTTACCATCACTTCCAATGACCATATCATCTAAAGTTATATTTCCTATTGGCTTCACACCATTATTAGTATATACTAAAGTAGATTTTTCTAAACAAAAATATGGAATTCCGTATTTGGAAGTCATTTCCCACAAACCTTCTAACATTGGATTGTCCCAATCAAAATCTTTTGTTATGCTATATGTTGGTATCGGGAAAGTAAATACCTTTCCTGTTGCATCTCCCTCTAATAAAACCTCAAAAAAAGCTTTATTAAACATGTTCATTTCTTCTTGAAAATCTTTATACTTCTCTTTCTGTAATTCTCCCCCTATTACTATATATTTATCCACATAATTGGGAGAAGGCTCCAGGTCTAATGTTATGTTAGAAAATGGAGCTTGAAAACCTACCCTTGTTGGTACATTTAAATTAAAAATAAACTCTTGTAAATATTGCTTTACTTCTTTATAACTTAACTTATCATATCTTATAAATGGTGCTAATAATGTATCTAAATTTGAAAATGCCTGAGCTCCTGCCGCTTCACCTGCTAATGTAAAAAAGAAATTATTTAATTGTCCTAAACATGTTGCAAAATGCTTTGCTGGCTTACTCTCTGTCTTTGTAACTACCCCCTTAAATCCGCTTAATAATAAATCATATAAATCCCACCCAACACAATTATGGGTAATTAAACCATTAACAACAAAATTATTGTGGGGCGCACAATGAAAATTAACAACTTTAAATTTATATTTTCGCTTACCTTGTTGTTTACTAAAAAGTTTTTTAATTTTTAAAACCTTTGCTCCATTACTTATAAAAGACCTTAACTTTTTACTAATTTGATTATCCGAAAGAATATCAGTGTTTAAAAGTAAACATTTTTTCCCTCTCCCAGCATAATACTCTTTCTTTTTTAGCATATCAGGGGTTCTATTTTTGTCAAACATTTTAGTTGTAAAAACTTCAATTAACTTATTTCCGGATTCATCCACAAAATCCGGATTATATCTTCCGATAAATAAGTCCGCTTTTCCTACATAATAAATAGGCAATCTATTTTCTTTTATTATTTTAATAACTCTTTTTTCAGGATTTGATGGTAAATGCCTGGACATTGCCTTCTTCATAATCTCTTTTTTCTTAATTGGGTCTTTCATTGGGTTATTGGTCTCAAAAAATCCTGTACCCCTACTTGTTCTGGTCTTAATAGCTTTTTTAGAAACTCTTTTATTTTTCATTGAGTTATTTTTTATCATGCGTTCACTTGTTTCTTGATACATACCACTATCTCTGCGGCTTTGCATCATTGACTCAACCCAAGTCTTGTCTTTCCATAATAATTTTTTATCCTGTCGTAATTTTTTTTGTGCTTTTCTACAAGACTTCCTCCAATTTTCTACAAAAAATTTATCCTTTCTTTTTATATTCAACCCTACACGGGCTTCTTTCATACTTAATAATTCTTTTCTATCTTTATAACAACCATATTCACAGCGGAAAGAAAAAAGGTCTTTAGGGGTTGCTGTTAATATTTCATCCCCAACATTTAATAATTTTGCTTCTTTCCATCCTGTAGTCGTTAAAAAAGGGTGCTCTCCAGTAACTCGTAGTTTCTTATTCTTACCAAAATATTCAAATTTTATTTCTAAAATATCCTCAACTTCCCTTGAAAAAACTTTAACAACTTTAGTTGGCTTAAACCCTGTTCCGTCAAAACCAATCAGTTTATCTCCAACCTTAATGGAATTTGCAACTTTACTCCCATTACAAGTAATAATATGTTCTTGAGAAGAAACACAATAAGCACTTAAATATGATAAATCATGTATATGTAATTCTCCGCTGTTGTGTGCATCCCTTATTTCTTTTGGATAAATTTTATTTAGCCAATATGTCTTTGTTACCTCTGATGATACGTAATTATTTAATCCTTGTAATGAGAAGCCCTGATTACTATTCTCATTTACTTTCCAATCATTCTTTTTTAAATAGTCTTTTATAATCCCCGAATTAAATTCGGAAGTTATTTCCCTTAATTGATTATGCTGCTCTCTATATATAATGCATGCTTTTGCTGTTTCTTTATAGGTTGAACTTAGTAATACTTCTTCCATACAATCTTGTACATCTTCAACTGTCGGCAATCTATCTTCTACAACTTGAGATACTAAATTAATTATTCTTATTGTTAATTTTTCTGCTATCTTATCTGAAAATTCATTTGTTACTTCACCTGCTTGCTTCAAACACTTTGTTAGTTTATTTGAACTGAATTTTACCTTCCTACCATCACGTTTAATTATCTCTTTAAATTTTGCCATTCATAAATACTCTCTTTCAATTGATTATCTACATGATGAACAGTAATGTTCTATATTCCCGTTAGCTTTATATACAGTTCTAACTGGTACTTTTAATTTACCACACTTTTTACAAATTTGTTTTTCTATTTTTCTTCCCTTAAAAATCTCATCAAAGTTTTTATTCTTCTGTCTTATAGCTTCTTTACTTCTTTTCTTATCAACCATAAAAGCTCTGTTCTTATCCCCTTTACCTGAAGAATTACTGCCAATATTCATTCTACCGTGATACTTCATTCTTCATGTTCCTTAGTTTGATTTTGAATTAATATATCTACATCATCCAACTTGTTAAACAGACGCAAACAATTTTGGCAACGATGAGTTGTCAATCTTCTTACGTCGTTAACTTCATATAGAGTTATAATTATCCTCTTAACCTCTCCTCCACAAATCATACATTGTAAAGCATAAGGAAAAGGTTGATTTTTTTCCACTACCTTCATTTAAATACCTTCATTAGTTGTTATATATTAATCTTCTAATATTTCGAAACTAGCACCTAATTCATTCTTTACTCTATCTATTAACACCGCAATAATAAAGTCTTCCTTACCTGGAGATATTTTTTTCGATATATTTCTATCTGGTGCAATTATATCAGTAGAATTATCAGTATTAGTATGTATATAAATAGCCTTTTTAAATAAAGGTACTATTTTTTCTTTTAATATTTGAGGTCCAGTAGCATTAATTAGTTTATTATTCTTTGCCTCAATTATTAGCTCTTGTCTTAAATATACAATTTTAGCCTTCATTACACTCTTCTCCTTATATATATTATATATTATTTATTCCATACTTGATAATATTTTTTCTAAAGCTTCAGATACTCTCTTAGCTACAAGATTACTTTTTGTTTTCATAGCAGAAAAACTCTCACAAAAAAATTCTTTGTATGTTTCATAAGAATATGGTGTAACAAAATCAGTGCCATAATGAAATTTCTTTGAATCTTTATATAATTTTTTAACTATATCTTTTTTTAATACCAATATATTATTCTCAATTGTATGCCCAAACTCATGAACAAGAGCATGTTCTAATTGTAAATTTAAATCAACATTAGTAGTAGCCATAAGATGTTTAAAATTTTCTACCCTAATTAAATTTCTTTGTTCACCAAGTTTAAAAAAATTTCTAATGTGTCTTCCATCTTTAAATGTCATATTAGAAGAAAATGTAGCACCAAAAACATTTTTATGTTTAGGAGAAAGACCAGCAAAAAATTGGTTAGATATATCTTCTGTTTTAAAAATATTACTAACCCACTTAGCCTTAACCCCTTTATTTTCTCCAATATATAATAACGTTTGTTTTGGTCCTTTAGCTGCTTGAATTAATTGTAATGTCTTACCATCTAATTTTGTAATTGACTTACTTAAATGAAATGCATATCCTAAATCATCCAATTTTGTAGGGTCCATCTTTAATTGGCAACCTACCTTTTTAAATTCTCCTACAATATTTCTTAAAACTTTCTTTCTTCCTAAAGAATCAAGTTCTGTATAGCCAGTTGCAAAATTACTAACTTCTACTTCAAATTCTTTTTTAGAAAGCTGTGAACATCCATGTGCAAAATACTTTCTAGAAAAATCATCTGCTATCCCACTTTGTAAATTAGCTTTTGAGATACCCCCACTTGTTATTTTTCCAGAAACTACAACTGTACATCTACAAGCCATATGTAAAGGAATCATTGGCATATTATTAACAGGAAATACTCGACCATCCAAATCCATACAATTCGAACAAACTCGCTCATCTCCTGCTGTTAACCATTCTACATTTTTTATCCCTGTTCTATTATATGCATCTAATCTTCCTTGATTAACTGCTCTTGAAGATTCTGTTCTAGCTATCATATTAGCATATCTTTTTTCAGGTATTATATATGAGTAACCTCTTCTAACAACTTTTCCTTCTATTAATTTTGGAGCTACATCTACAATTTTTGGTCCTAATTTTATTTCCCTTAATCTTCTAGCTATATCATAAACACCATTGCCCTCAGCAACTCCTGCAGCAACTACTTCTTTAATTCTAGTACTTAATCCACTTGATATATGTCGCATACTTTGATATGCTGTTTCTTTATATGCTGCTGTTTCTCTATATTTCTGCCAATCAATTCCCTCTGAAGATATTCCAACATCTCCTAAACCTCTTTCAACCCCTTGCCCATAACTAGTTCCAAATGTAGTCCACATTCTATTGTTATTATGGATTGCAGCTATTTCTAATTCTCTATCTAAAGCACCAGCAAATTTTTCAAAGTCTGCTGCCCCAACTGCTTTAGCAACAAATCTTTTTTGTAATATTATGTCTTGTAAGTTTAAAAGTAAATCAACTGCAATCTCAACCGTACTTCTTACAAGTTCATTAACGAATTGGATTCCTTCATTAACGACTTCATTATCGTTAATAAGGTTACTAGCCATTTCTTTTCTTATGGTAACTACTTTGGAGAAAAAGTCTTTATTAGAGAATTCTAATTCATCAATGTGCTTATCAACTAAATTCTCAACTTTAAATAAGTTTACAAAATTCTTAAATGATAGCATTTATTCTATTTCCGTATTTATCTCAACACTAGGTTTCGGTTCTATTAATTCGTTTATTCTATCTTTTATTTCTTGTAATTTATCTTGTCTTTGAGATTTACTTATATCGTCTACAACACCTTTTAAATTAGAAGTTAGAATTAATATATCTCCTTCGTCTATTGAATCTAATCCTATCATTTCTCTAGCCTCATTAATAGTGATTACTCCCAACTTGCCCATTTTATCTGCTACGTCTGTATTTTCAACTTTAGTTAGTTCTTGGTCCGGTTCTTCATGATATATTTCTACATCATCAAATCCAAAGGCTTGACTGATTAATACATCTGTTAAATGATGAGCCTCTAAACTTAATAGAGGTAAAATGGCATCTGATTTAAACTGTTGTCTTTGTTCTGAACTATTTAATTTTCCAGTTGTTCCATCTATAACTCCTAATACAATTGGTTGCAATCCATACACAGCCATAATTTGAGTAAGCGTCCATTTTTGGTATTCCATAAATTGCATTTCCTGATGGCTCTCAGCAACTCGTATAAATTGAACATCTTTAGAAGAAGTAACAACCAATGATGCTCCTTTTTTCTTAGCTCTTTGTTTCCAAAATGTCTGATTTGCTCTTAATTTATTGGTTCCCATACCAGGGAAGCTTAACACACCCGAAATAATACCATCTGAATCTAATCTTCTTCTATTTAAAGCTGCGGCTTGATTATCAGCTTGTATAATATTATATAAGGTTTCAATTGGTGATACTCCGTAAATACTTCCTGCAGTTGGATTAGCTATAAAATAAATCAATTCATTTACTGCAAACTCAGCTACTTTTTTACTGTTGTTATCAATGAAATAATATGCTGCATTTGGGTCTTTAAAATCTCCATGTATGTCTACATTTAATTTTATGTTTGTTCCTGATACATCATATAGTTCTACTGGTTCACTTGTACTAGATTTTTCAATTTCAGCTTTTAACTTATCTTTTAATTCAATTAGGTTTTTATTTAATCCAGCTATTTTATTATTATAAAAAGTAGATAATTTAGTATCTGTTATTCCCTTACCTGTAATTGTTAATTTAGTTAATTGCTTTACAGCCTTAGCTACATTTTGTCTTAATTGCTTTACATTACTTGCATTTGAATTAACAATCTCTAATGCACCGGAATCATATATTAAGATATCTTTTAAGTATTTTCTTCTAATGTTATCAAATGATTCCACTTTATCGTTTGGGTTTGCTAATAGAGCTTTTACACTATCTACATGTTGAGCAGTTTCTTTAGATACATTTTCTGGGTCTTTAGGCTTAACATTTATTTTATATTTAACAACTTCTTTAAGTATCTTATCAACACAAGAACGTACCCAAGGATTACTTGTATAACATTTCCACATTTCACTGATAGTTAATCCTTGATATTGTAGTATCCTATTTGCATAATCATTTCCATAGCCTATCCCATAAGAAGTAGTTTCATTTATTTCTCCTTTAGAGCTTTTTGTTTTTACCTCTTTACTTAAGCTCACAGGTAATGCTTCAACTTCTTTTTTTCTTTCAAAATTAAACCAAGCCATTTATAACCTCCTAAAGTTCCACCCCAACCCAGTCTCCTGAATCGTTATCTGTTTCCTCAAGTGCAGACATACAACAACCTGCTACTGCATCTGCTGTATCCTTTGAACCTCTTTCATCATTTTCTTCTAAGGCTCTTTTTCTTGATATGTCTGGGTGGTCTATCTTCCCATTTTCTATTCTTTTTAATTCTTCTAATTCCCTTAATAATACTTTATATTCATAATAATCTAGTCTACGCATATAGATTAATTCTTTTAGCGTTTGATATCCAGCATCATTTTTATCTACTGACAATTGCTCTGATACTATTTCCCTCTTATTTAATAATTGAATCATGTCTACTGAATTATGTACAAATACTCCAGCCTCTAAAGCAAAATTATGATACTTTGGAACTTCCATATCGTACACATCTTCATAACCAATAAATTTAACTGAAATAACTTTATGTTTTAAATACAATGGCATTAAAGAATCCCCAATTTTTAAATTCTTTAACTCTCTATACTCCCCACTTCGTAACATAAAAGGATGTTCTTTTGTTGCCTTAATTTTTTTATTATTATCTAAAGTTATTTCATATAAAGGAACTTTTTTACCTGTTTTTCTTATATTACTTCCCTGTATTGGAATTATTTCTTTCCCAGTATAACTATAAATCCAGGGTTCTTTACCTACTAAATCTTTTATAGGAACTGTTGAACCGTTTACTAATTGTATTTTAGTATCTCCTGATAAACACTGATATCCATCAAGTGTTACCTTAGCAATTGTGAATCCTCTATCTTGTAACTTATAAATGAATTGACGAATTCTTTCAAAGTCAATTTCTTTTCCGTCTTTACCCTTTAACTGCATTACTAAATCTAAATAAACATTAATTTGAGACTCATCTATGTAAGGATTTAACCTATAAGAATGACACATAGCAAATCCTGCACAATCTCCTCCGTCTTTCCCCTTAGCTAAATCTATATGTATATTATACTTTGCATCTCCGTGTTGAATCTTTAATTTATTTCTTAATTTCTTTTGTTCTTCATTTAAATCTGTTCTATTTATTAGGTCATCTAATTCTTTAACTGAATAAGGCTTAAACCAAGCGGCTAATTGTAATTCATTTAAGTCGTGAGTTCTAAATGGGTTATCAATAAATGGTGACATACTATTCTTATTAACATGTTCTCTTATCTTTGCTCTATGAGTAATAAATGAATTTCCCATTGTTCCAGATAATTCATTTGCAAGTCTTCTTAATGCTTCTTCTGGATTCTTTTCAAAAGCACCTTTATAATCTTCTCTTGTTTTCCCAGGTCTAACTTCCCAAGTACATTTTTTACTTCTAAAAACTTTTTTATCTTCTTTAGTCGATTCCCACCTATAATTCATAAAATCATTTTCATCTCTTAAATAAGAGATTAGTATGATTCTAAATGGGGCAATGTCTTTAGTGCCCCATCTTGATTCAGCTGTAAACCATAAGTTTTCATAGAGCTCTTTTGCTTTATTAGGCTTAAACTCTCCCACTTCATCAAATACTGCTAAAAGAATATTCATTCCTTCACCAGTATATCTCAAACTATTTAAACTGTGAGCAACTATATTTTTTTTAAAAGTTACTTTTGTAGTTTGAATATCTTTGCCGTCCCTTAAATCCATTCCCTTTTCTTTAAACCAATTGTTGCCGGTATTAGGATTCATTACACTCTTAATTGCTTGAGTTAATCTAACAAAGAAAACATCTTTAGCATGATGTCCTGATAATGAAACATTTACTAAATCTATTGGTTCGGTTTCTGCAAATTCAAAATACTTTTGAGGAGACCTTAAACACATCAGAAAATAAGCTGTGTATAAAATAATCCTCACACAAATAAAATCTTTACCGCTATTATGATGTACTATATCTTGTGCTATATAATTATGAGTTTCTGGAATCTCTAAATCATAAAAATCTTCTTCCCCAATACACTCAATAGATTCTATCTCATCAAATTTTATCATAGTGTTAGAAATTTTCTGTCTTCTCTCTTTTTCAATCTTTTTATCTAATACCGTAGTAGAATTAATGGCTATCTTATTACCTATTTTCAAAGAACCCAATGTTTTCCAACCATCTTTTGTATAAAACTTATGTTCTGCACTTACTATTACTTCTTTACCTGATTTGGTTTTAACTTTATATAATTTTGTATTCCCTTTTTTAAATGGAATATTCGTTTTTTGATTGACTATTTTGTATTTCTTTCCTACTTTTCTTTTTCTTCCATCTTTATTACAAATATATTCTTTATTATTAATAACTACTTTAATAGATTTAACTGTAATTCTTTTCTTATTATCAGCTAATTCTTTTATAGTATACTCTCTCCCGGTTTCCTCATCCCTTAAAAGAGTACTGCCAGCTACACACCCTTCCCCCCAAAATAAAAGGTATTCTAAGTATTCATAACTCCATTTGCCCTCTTTAAATAATACATTAAATACATCCAATTGAGGTTCTGATAAGTAAGGAGGCAACCACTCCTTAAAAAATACCTCTGGAGTTACTGGTTTCTCTTCCCAAATATCATCAACTGACATTGCTTCATTACTAATAGTTCTTAAACACTCATCAAAAATAAGCGATTTTATATTTTTCATTATATATATAAAGAAAATATTTTTTAACTATTTATTTATTCTATTTCGTATGAATATAATAGTCTTAAGAATACCGGTAACGACGCAAGAATAAACAGTCAAAAGTACTTTAAGTGGAAGATATTTGATATGATTATGGTTGGTATGAGGAAAACAGTTTAAGCATTTATCACAAACCAAACAAGGTCTATGTTCTTTATAATAGTTATCTATTTCACAATCATTATATTCAGTTTTGCATAATGGACTTTGAATCCAAGTTGCTCCACCTTCTTTATTGCATTGAACTAGACAACCACAGTGTAGTCTGCGTAGTACTATTTCTTTATTCTTTACAGAAGATTCTTTCGACATCAAATTTTAAATTCTTTCCGCTATCATTAGCAAGTTTTAAAGCAGTTATAGTAGTGTCTTTATACGATTTTGCGCCATAGCTAGGCAAATGTAGAGATATTGTTCCAGACTCCTTAGCTTTAAATTTTAAATCCGACAAAGAATTTAAGGCTTCGAGATTCTCTTTAGTAGCTGTAATATCAAAAGAAATAACTATAGCTTTATTTCTAACACCATACTCTTCAGCATTTTTCACAACACTTACATTAATCATTACTTCTTCCCTTCATCAATCTTATTAGCTTTTAATACAGCTTCTTTCCACTTATATTCTACTATTTTTTTAGCATCCATATCTAAAATTATTTCTTCTATTTTTTTAGATAAGTATTTAACTACACTATCATTAGTTAAATTAATTTTCGTAATAATATCCTTATCAAAATTTACTTGCCCAATTATTTCTTCATTCTCATTTACTTGCTTGATTGTAAATACTAATTTTAAATCACTCATTTTACTATTCTCCCTTTATTCTATTTCTTCATATCTTTTTTTAGATTGTAAATCATTCGGATTTTTTTCAAGATGTCGTTTTCTGGCTTTCTTCTTATTCTTTGCTGTTCTAATAAATTGCTTTGCATATTTTATTTTTCTATGTGGTCTTCCTGCTTTTTTCTTTCCTGCCATTTTTCTACTCCCTTAACTCTTTATTAGTTCCCATAAATCTTTAATATTTGTTATTTTTTTAGTTGTTTTTTTGGTTCCAGCTTCATATTTATTTTTACCAAAATCATTTTCATATATGTACCAATCTATCCAATCTTTAGCATCATATTTTTCTTGAGTAAAAGTAATTAAATTAGCAACAAGCTCCCAAAGTAAATCGTTTAACTCTCCTTCAAACCCACCAAACATATCAAATAATTTATCTGTTGTTTTATCTGTTTCTGTAATCCTATTTTTTAATATTTGCATATCCTTTTTAAAAGCTTTAAAATCTGATTTCATTTTATTTCTCCTTTTTTTCTTTAAAGTTTTTGATTAAAAACTCAAACATCTTTTTATCTTGACCATATAAGTCAGAAGCCCCCTTAATGGCGGTAACAAGTTTTTCTATGTTATATGTTTGAATTTTGCTTAACATATCATTTAGATTGTTTATTTTTTCTTCTAATGGTTGGATAGTTTTAATTAGTGTATCAATTTTCTCATCTACCTTTGGCAATTCGGCATCAAATTTTTCCCACAAGGCATAGGATGCGGACAGCTGTTCGTCTTTTGCTTTTTCAAAAGCTTGCTTAACTCGCAGCATTAAACCAGTATATATAGCCACATCTTCATCAAGGCTCTCAAGATTGGATTTGAATTCACTCTTTGATTTATCGCTAACGGTTTTCATATATTCATCGAGTGCTTCAATTCTTTGTTCATTTTTACTTGCATCTTTTTCTAATATCTTAAATTTTTCAGCAAACTCTTTTTCTACCCATATTAATTCTTTATTATCCATCTTATTTCTCCTTTATTGTTGTAGATTAAAACGATTTAGTTGATTTTTTAAACTTAAAGCTTCTTTTCGTGTTATACGAAAAGTTAAATCGCCAATAGTTAAAACCAATCTATTTCTAAACCTATCCCTAATCCTTTCTTCTTTGCGCACCCTTCTGACTGTTAGCATATATTATTTCTCCTTTACTATATTATATATTATTTTTTATAATTATTAAAACTTTTTTAAAATAGTCTTTCCAGTATTTTCTATTTTTATTGGCTCTTATATTGCATTGTTTACATAATGTAATTAAATTGTCTTCTTTATTATTTTCTTTATCGTAATCTATGTGGTGAACTTCTAAAGCACTGTTGTACTTTATGTACTGTCCTTTTGTAGTTAACCCGCATTTTTGACAAGTATAATTATCTCTTTTTTTAATTTTATTTTTAAGTCTATTATTAAATTCTTCCGGGTAAATAGAATTTTCGTATGGAATGCCTGTTCCACCATAAGCTAAACTTATTAAACTTCTTGTTTTTTTAGACCTAACATATTTACCTATATTTGTCTTTTTAACAGAACATTTTCTACACCTCCCCGAACCGACTTTCCAAGTTGCATAATGAATTTGGTTGTTGCAATTAGGTTCTTTACAGTAATATATTTTATAGCTTTCTTCATTGGAGCGCCAGTTAGCATAACACTTTTTAGAACAAAATTTTCTTTTACTAAGATAAGGAGCTACTTCATACTCTTTATTACATTGTTGACAAATTAAGGTAATTTTTTCTTTATATCTATAGTGATTTTTTCCACTAGAACATTTCATACACCTGCTCATTCCAGCTATACCTGTAAAATAACTTACTTCCACACCACAATTTTTACAATAGTATTGTTTTAAAGTTCTTCCGTCTTTATAACTAGACATTTCGTTATCCTCAATAAAAAAGCCCTTGTTCCGTGGATGGTAGGCAAAACGGTTAAGTTTTTCCTCACGTACTAAAGGGCTATGTGTGCATAAAAAAGCCGTGTTGCCTGCCATCAATAATAAAGAAAATATGATGGTTAAATAATTTAATTTATTTTTCATATTCATTTATATATTATTATCTGATAAATTTAATATTAAATATAAGAAAACAATCTAATACTTCTGTTACAAAATATTCAGTACAATTTAATATATCTTTATGAGTTAATTTTTTAAATTTCTTTAAAGTAAATAATTGATTCATATATAAAGGTTGGTTAGAATATTCTACTACATCATTTATAGGTATCTCTCTAGTTTCTTTAAAATGATAGGGTATTAAATCAACCCCAAAGCTAGTTTGTAAATTCTGTATTGAAAATAAATACCTTCCTATTCCTTCATCTTTATTGCTTAGATATATAGAAGCATAGTTATGTAATTTTTTATAGCAATTAACAACTGAAAGCATTTGGTCATTCTTAAAATAATATTCTTCAATTGTTCTTTTTAAATTTTTCATTTCAATACTTTATCTGCTAATCCAATCTCTACTGCTTTTTCTGCTGACATTATACAATCATAATTACACATATCTTCTATTTTCTTTAATGTTATCTTTGAATTTTTACATAGCATATTTGAATAATATATTTCGTACATTCTTTTTCTAGAAGCTTTTGATTCTTCTGCCCAAGCTTCCGTAGTCTTAGGTGTACCATAATGTCCAGAAGTGCCATCATGAATCATTACTCTACAATTTGGAGTTAATAATCTTTGATTACATGCTTGCATTATTATACTTCCCATACTTCTTACATAACCAAATCCTACAAATTTTACTTCACTTCTTAGCCCAAGTATACAATCATATATAGCCATACCATGATGCCAATCCCCTCCAGGGCTATTAAAATATAATTTTATATTACTTTTTTTCTTTAAATCTAAATAAACTAAATTTTTAATTACTTTAGCAGCTGATTTAAAATCTACTCCTGATTCACCGGTATCATCTTCTTCATAATCAGTACTCCCAAAATAGATTAATCTATCGTTGATTAAACAATTATGTTCATGAAATAATTCTAAATCTTTTTGCTGATTACTTAATTTAGTTTCTGCCATTTTTATCCCTCTTAGTTATATTATATATTATTTATTCACAAAATAATCAATATATTCTTCATCTAATATACCTTTAATTGTATTAGTATGTATTGTGATAAACTCCTGTAAAAATGGATGCTTATTATAATACTCTTTTCCACCAAATGCTAAGACTGGAATATTTCTATCCCATGCCCAAGCTAACTCGCTTATAGTTCCAATTAAAGGTCTATCTTCTCCAAATGTATCTAAATTAACTAATATTAAATCTGAATTAATTACTGAACTATAATCTTTATATATAATTCCTTTATTTGGTATATCCGAAGTAAGCCCACTACTACTTATAGTTTCAATATTATGCCCTGCTAAAGGATTTATAAACTTAATTTCTTTATTAAATTTATAACAAGCGGTTATTTCATTTCTCCAATCACTACATTCTTTTATCTTGCTTCCTGATATATATCCTGCTAAATAAATTTTAAACATTTATATCTCCAATGCATGTAGTAATGAAGTGTCTATTTCTTTTCTTAATTTATCTATTGTTGATAATTCTTTTAAGGGTTTTGTTAATTTATTCATTGCTTCTTCAATCATTCCTGAATTTAATGTTGGGTCATACTTTATTGTATATTTAAGAGGAGCACCTGCATACTCAGCAATTTCATCTGGTTCTACTTCAGGGGTACCATTATATAAGTTAACATTTGCTGAACTATCAGTATTGCTAGTACTTGTATTCCAACCTTCTTCTAAAGATAAAACATTAGCAGCACATTGCCTATAATCTACCATAGCTAACCCATCGTGGTCTAATTTAACTTTCATATCTTTTTCATGCATTTCTTTTTCTCTTTTTAATAAAGCTTCTTTGTATTTTTCTCTCACGGCTCTAATTGTATTATCTAATAAATAATTAATAAACTGTGAGTCTTGATATTCAATATCTTCCTTATCTAACATTTGAACAATTGAAAAATTTCTACTTTTAAAATGAAGAATAAGCCTATCAGTATAACAATCTTCTGTAATGGAAAGCTTTAATCCCATCTCACTACAGAATTCTTTTAATTTTGCTTCAATGAATTCTGCAGTTTCTTTTATTGAGCGACTAGTCATTATTCTTTCTTGTCATCCCCACCAATACGTATTCTTGCATTCACATTAGGTAATCTCTTTAAGATTTCTGCATGGATTTCTTTCATTTCTTTACCTAAGTTAGTAATGTTAGCTACTTCTTTCTTAGCATATTCTTCTCTTAATGTTGCTTCTTTTTTAATGTAGTCTGATTCTAATACTAAAATTTTCTTATCTGCTTCTAGCTTTGCATTCTCTTCTTTAATCTTGATAAGCTGTTTAATTTCTCGCTCATCCATTGTCTTCTGAAGTTCCAATTCAGATATCTCATCCTTTAAAGCTTTAATCTTACTCTCTTTTGCTCTTATATCTGCCTTCAATGCAAATCCATTTCTAATATCAGCATCTAAGGTACTTATTGTTCTATCTACTATAGTGCTTACTGAATCATTAACAGTTTTTAATAGTTGTGATTTAGATACGGTGGGTTCTGCTGCTTTATCAACATCAACTTCTTTTTTTCTTAAAAAACCAAACATGATTTTCTTTCTCCTTAATTGGTTAAGGTTTCAGAGGGCAGCAATGCCACCCTCCTCTTACCTGCATGCATAATTTTTACTTCAACTTCATGTTCTTCTTTGCTGCTAAATCCCGGGCTTGTTTTCTGGTCTGACAAACTTTAACAGAATTATCTGTTTTACTGTTAAATACTTCCCAGTTACCATTATAACCATCTTCATCTACTCTATAACGTCCAGCCATTTTTATCCTTTCTGTAGTGGTTTTGTTATTACTTTTCTTCTTATCTCTAAACCTAGAGCGTTATCATGACCAATTAATGAACAACTAATATGTTTCGGTCCATAAGGTGTTTGGTCTAAATCCTTTTCCTTAATTATACTTCCACAAGCGATACAATATTTCTTTGACATATTAATACCTCCGATATTTCATTTCAATCACCATCCCTCATTTAATTAACCTTTAGTTAATGTCTTTTGTTCCTATACTTATATTATATATTATTATTCTAGAAAGTTAAAGATTAATCGTTCCATCCAACTTGGTCATATGGTGAATAGCTTAATCCTCTAATATAATTAACTACTGCAATAGCTATATATATTAGTTCAAATATAAATATTCCTAATAATTCAGTTTGCCAAGAAGCAATCGCAAAACAAATTGCTCCGCCTATTGATGCCAACCAACCATTATTATTGTGTTTACCCAACATATACGTACCTAATAACAGTAATATCATGCCTGCTATGTCTATGTGGTTCATTTTTCTCCTAATAACAATAGAGGAAGACTAAATAATTATATAACAACTAACCATAATCAATTACAACTGGGTGTCTAATGAGATTATTTACAATCAATAACAATTATCTTTTGAGTTTTAAATCTCATAACAGACTATCCAATTAGGTCTGTGAGACCAAGCATAGTTTTTATTTAATCTTCCAACTGTCAATAATTATCTTATTCCAAAGGAGCAAGACAATCATCAACATCTATTGTTATATCTAATGTTGTTTTTGCATTAGCTGTTTTAATCGCATTGTCTAATTTAAATAGGGTATTTTGCAACTGTGTTATCTTTCTGTCAACAAACTTCACTTCATACTTTACATCCTTTATTGTTTCGTGTTTAGGTTCTGCAAAGTAACTTGTAGACTCAGATACTGCTACGCTATCTCTTAAACTAAGTAATTCATTTAATCTGCCTCTTAATGCTTTCTGGAGTGCTAAGCCTCCATTAATCGTTAAGTTATCCATTTTGCTTCTCCTTTCTGTTTTTATTTTTCTTGATTTAATTTCTTAACCGCTTGCTTTTCTATTTTCTTACGGTCTTCTACATACATATCTTTATCATGAAATAAAATACAAGATTTCTTTATCCAAAATATAGAACGATAACAAGTATGATATCCCCAGTTTACCTCACCCTTTAATCCAATAACATTATAATAGTGTCCTGCAAGCTTCAATTTATAATATCCATTAACTTTATCTGCAATGTCTTCTTCAGTAATGGAAACCCATAATTTCTTAGTTTCATTTTCAACACAACAAATCTCTCCAATTACTTCTGAAGGGTTTTCTAATTCCACTACTCTCTTTCTTAAGCCCTCAATTGTTGCCTTATTCTCTTTAATTTGATTCCACCCCATAATTCTTTGTAATCTACTCATGTTATTCTTCCTCCTCAGTTAACAATTCATTCTTTCCATTTAATATCTTATCAGCTTCTTTATCAAATACAAGATGAAATTCTTCTAATACTTTCTTAATTTCTTTTAAAGTCTTCTTATCATCAATAAAGCCCATAGCATTTGATTTTATTATTCCTGATATCATTCCTATTACATAATGTGGATTACTATTTAACTCTTTATTTTTCATTTTATTTATCCTTATTTGCTGTTGGAGAACATCCCAACCAAACTTCAAAGTAGATTAAGTTATTTTCTAGTTTAGTTAATTTATATTTTTTGATGTGTTTATTTATTATTTTTGTCATTCTTGTTTCATCTATATAATAATTCATAAACCAATTATGTTTTTTAGTTATTCCTTTTTCTATCAATTCATCTATATTAGCACTTGGTATTGCTTTTTTATACAATTCTCTATAAATATTCATACAAATTTCAAAAAGCTTTTTATTGTTTTTCATTTTTAGTATGCCTTGCCGTATTCTCTGCATTCTTTTCTAGGTTATACTTCCTCATGATATCTAAGTTATGTTCTTTAAATGCTCCTATAGTATTCTTAGCATGTCTTTTGAATCTTTTAAATTTACCTACCATACTTCTTCGTGCTTTTCTATTGTTTACTTTAATTGCTTGTGTCATATTAAGCCTTCTTTCTGTAAATAGATATACATTTCGGCGAGAGCATTGGCACATTTATCCTCTCCAATTGCTGGGACATTGGAATCTTTTCTATCCCACTTAACTACAAAACTTGAGCCATACTTTTTAACTCTTATATATTCTGGCAACCTATCCAATAGCTCTGTAGCTGTTGGGGCGGAGTAAACTCTACAAGTATCAAACATAGTGGTATTTTGTTTTTTCCATTTTGAGAATGAAGCGTTTTTATACGAATTAAATTCTATTTCTGCGGCTTCTTGAAACCATAATCGAATTGTTCCATCTTTACTATTTTCAACCCACAGCCACAACCCCTCTTGCTTATAGCCACATTCTTTAAGTTGCTTAGATAATTCTAAACTGACTAATTGGTCTGATAGTTTCATTTGTTTATCCTCTTATCTATATTATATATTATTTTTTATAATTAATGAAAATAAATCTTGTAATTATAGCTATTATGTAAATGCTCCAAAAGTGGGGTCCTAAATCAACATTAAAAATTGATAGAGCTATAAGAGCTATAAACTTAATAACGCACCAACACATACAATGATAAAGAAATATTGGAATTAAAAAATATAGTAAAGCTAATATGCTATATAATAATATGAATATTATTGTTGCTATAATTTCCATTTTGATTACTCCTTCTTATTCACCGAATAATTCATACAGTTATTCTTATGTTTACCTTGCTTATAACACTTTGATTTCTTTAAATTCTTATTGCATGTTTTACATACTCTATTTTTCATTTTAAGTATTCTTCCTTATATACATCTGCACCTTTATTAATCATACCTACTGACATTAGCTCAATTTCATTGTGTATTAAAACATCACCCTCTAATTTAGATTTATTAGATACAAATCCAATTCAAAATATCTTATCGCTATAGTTGATATCTTCATCTAATTTTATTTCCCCTATTAGTTTATTATCCTTTAACTTTAATTTTGTTACTTTACCTATTAATTTACTATAATCATATTTAAGTAATACATTTAATTCTTTAAAATCTTCTAAACATTTCACTAAACATTCTTTAGTTATTATTTCATTCTGATTATCTTTTATATCTTCTACTGCTAGTATTACTTCCATTTTATTCCCTTTCTGTTATAATGATTTATAATTTTTCTTTTTCTTTTTTTTATCTAACTTCTTTATTTTGAATGCTTTACAAAAATAATGAAAAAGTTGAGTGTCTAACACTTCTCTAAACCTTCTAGCTATACAAAAATATAAATATTCAACTGTCTTTTCTATAGCTTTTTTATGTTTTTTTGTTAACTTACTATATGGAATCTTTAAGCTTTCTTTACAATATTCTTTTAAATAATTTCTTTCCTTATTCATATTTCATTCCTTTAAAATAATGTTTCCTCTTTTTTATATGCCTTTATTCTCGCTTCCGCTATCTTCATATACTCACTATCTCTTTCTATGCCTATGAAATCAAATCCCTCTAATTTACAAGCTATCCCCGTTGTGCCACTTCCCATAAATGGGTCTAAAACTATTCCGTCTTTAGGTGTTATTAAACGGCATAGGTATTGCATTAACTTTATAGGTTTAACTGTTGGGTGTGAATTAGTGCTTACTGTGTCTTTCTTTTCTCCTGCCAATCCTTGTCTTACTCTTACTTTCTCCTCAAATCCCTCTAACCCCTTATTCCTCTCACTCTTTGATGCTTTGGCACAATAGAAGAAGCGTGATGCAGAGCCACTATCAGGTTTAACATATTCTGTTTCAAATGCTTTACCACTTCCAAACATTCCAGTTCCATTTTTAACATTACCTTTCTTACCACCACCACTCTTTGTATCAGGAAACAACCCTACTACCTCATCACTTCCATCGTGGATTAGGTTGGCAGGGAATCTGCCCATATTGTAGTCTTTTTTGATTGCTTTTCCATAAGTTCCTATTGAATTACTACCAACTGTTCCATTAGAATTCCCATTATTTCTAGCACCAGTAGTGCCAACCCTACACTCATCAATATTTATTCCACCTGTCCCGTGCTTTAAGACATTCTGTGCTATTGTTTTCTCTGATAGAGGCTTGCGTGCTAATGTCCATAGTTCCATAGCAGGTTTAAGAGCTGTTCCCCAGCCTTCATAAGGAGAAGAGCCTTTTGTTTCAGTAAAATGTGTTTTAAATCCTACATTACCCTTAGTAAAAGATTGTGCTTCTGAATTTTCTGAATTATTCATAGCACCAGTTCTATCTTTTATATTATCCCTCTCATTTCCCTGTAATTTATCAACACTTTTTCCTATATTATGCGATTTTGGGAAACCTGAACCATAAATCCAAGCTACAATATCTCTTATTTCAAACCCTGCATCTTCTATATTCACACACATTCTATGTTGAGTTCTTGTTCCACAGGCACATAGGATATGTCCACCAGGCTTTAAGACTCTCAATGCTTCTTTCCACAACTCTACAGAGGGTACATCATAATCCCATTTCTTAGCCATAAATGATATGCCATAAGGAGGGTCTGTTACTATGCTATCTACTGAATTGGCAGGAAGCTGCTTTA